TCGCGCTTGAAGGCGTCGCGAGAGCTGTTGCCACGCCCGTGCCAAGCCCCGATACACCCGTGCTGATCGGCAAGCCTGTTGCGTTGGTCAGGACGCCGGACGTAGGCGTCCCCAGCGCTGGAGTAACCAGCGTCGGCGACGTGGCTCGGACGACGGCGCCTGTACCCGTGTTCGACGTTGCCGCGAGGCCATTGATCGAAAACGAGTTGCCTGTGCCGGCAGTGTCGAAAGTCTTATTCGTTAGCGTGTCGGTCGTAGCCTTGCCGATGAGGGTGTCCGTCGCGGCGGGGAGCGTCCAAACGTAGGTTGACGCGGCGGCGGGTGCGTTTAGCGTGCCTGCGCCAGAAGACGAACCAGCCAGTAATAGTTTCGCGCTCGCGAAGGTTTTCGCACCAGTTACCGTCTGGATCGCGGCGAGGGTCGCAATCGCGTCAGAGGCATTCGGGAGCGTGTAGGTCTTCAGCGACGAAGCCGGTCCGGTGAACTGCATGAACCCGTTGTTCGTGCCGCCCTTTGCTCCGGTAAGCGGTGAACTTCCCTGCCCACTCTGTCCGAATGCGATGCCCACTGACAGCGCAAGCGCAAGTGTTGCGGCAAAGATGCTGCGAAGATGCTTCATGTTCGATCCAATTTGTTGGCGGTATTAGACCCAGCCGGTCCCGTCGGGACGCGGCGTCAAGGTGACCTGACCGCCGTTCCCATCAATGATGTGATGGTAGTCAGCGATGGCGAAGATCGTTTCTCCGGATACAGGGATCACGGTGATGTTGTTCGTGTTCGCATCGCCCTTTGAATCGATGATGCGAATGGGCGTTGTGCGGCTCGCGGCGCTCGGGAGATAGAAGTTTGTAGCCGCCCCGACAGTCTTCTCAATGAAGTAATCATCAACCCCCACGGCGGCAGTGACATCGCCGGCTTCTGTAACAGTCAGCGGCACGCGCGATCCGGCTGAATCACTTTCGGCCAGCAACCCGATTGCGACATTGTGCCGGATCGGAGCCTCAAAGGTCGGGGCGCCGCTCGGGCCGGTGTACACCCGGACCTGATAGGAGCCGCCCGCCACGTAGAACTCACCGTAACCGACACTATTCACATCGAATGGGTTGCTGAGCGGAGTAATGCCATCTCGATCCGACTTCAGCGCTGCCAGCGGCTGGCCTGGCACTTCGCGGCGAACTTCGACGTGCGCGCCTGACACCACGTTGCCCTCAGAATCCTGCACTTGGATGTGGTGAACAGCGAGAACCATTCTGAATTTCCGTTCTAATTGATCAGAGAACCGCGGGAATCCCCGCCTGTAACGGTGATGGTGACGTGACTGACGCCGTCGATTGCAGCGCCTGCCGCGCCGCCCGCGCCGCCCGGAGCCGTCGATCCCGGACCAGTGGCGCCGGCTAAACCGGGGCCGCCGCCGTTTCCGCCCTGCAGGGTTGCGGGCTCGCCGGGGCTTCCAGCGCCGCCCGTCGTGTCTGTGCCGGTGGCTCCCGGATAGTACGCACCACCGCCGCCTATACCCGGGATGTCGCCCGCACCGCCACCACCGCCACCGGCATATTTACCGAGATCGTTCGCGCCGCCGCCACCGCCTCCGCCACCGCCGCCCCAAAGCTTGCTGCCTGCCGGAAGCCTAAGATTGATGGCTTGGCGCGTGTAGAGCGCGGTGCCACCCGGCGTGCCGGGTTGCCCTGCTCCGAGGCCGGGGTAGTAGCACTGGCCGCCATTGCCGCCTGCCGCCCGTAGATCACCCTCGACAATGAGAGTGATCGTTACGCCGGCGGGCCACGACCCCACATCGAATGACGGGAGTAATCGGCTAGCGGATGTGACCTTAACGCCCGCGAGAATTCTGCACTCGACAACCGTATCTGCATTCGGCGTCCCGTAGATCGAATCGTGCACCGCCCGCAAATTGACGTTCGTTGTGTTCGCGTCGATGACGATCGGATGGAAGTTTGGATCGTCGTTTGAAGACGCAAATAGAACTTCCTCAGCTTCGACCTTGAACCGATCTGCTGGAGGATTCAGTCGCGTGACTTGGACAGGAACATCAACGAGCGCCCCGGTCTCATCCTGAAAACAATGCGCCGAAACGCGATAACCACCACCGAGGGAAACGTCCGTCCCCGCATAGCGACCAAGATCGAATGTCAGTCTCCGGGGCGGGTCGCGGTATCTTGAAAGCAGGATCGTGCCGAGACGATCCGCGACCGTTCGGCCGCCGACGCCGGGAATCCAGCGGGAGAGAATTTTCTTGATGACAGCTCCGCCATAATCGCTTTCCGCTTCGACGTCTTTAACCAGCGACGAAGAACGATAGTTGTCGAGATCGGAGATATTTTTGAGCGGATTGATCTGTCCGAAATAGGTCAGGACTTGTGAGATACGTTTGTCCGGCTGCTCTTTGGTCGATAGCGAGATGTAATTGTCGGGCGTGAACCTCGCAGCGTCCGTCACGATTCCGCGCAAGACCTGGAGCCGCACCTTTCGCGCGATGTCATCCCACCAGATGCAAAGCCCGGCCTGCTGGATCAACTCCGAAACAAGCGTCGCGACTGACGTAGGCTCACAAATAATAGCGCTGTAGAGACGCCCAAGGAACGTAGCGGTTTCGGCCTGCCAATCGGAGAGATTGATAAATCCGGCCGGGACGTCGGCGTAGTTCACCATCAGATCGTAGATGATTACTGATGGATCATCAGAAGTATACGGAAGAACGAGTTGGACTCTGTCCTGCGCGCTGGCTGGAACTGCCACTGTATTAAAAAGCCCGCGAGCAGTGATCGTAATCGCGTTGCCCGTGGAGATTGGTGGTGTGTTCGCAGAATACGCCGCTGACGGCACCGAGTTGTTCCGTGATGAACCTACCGACAGCCTAAATTCATCGATATAGACAGAGGCGGCGGCAAATCCCGTATAATCTCCCGCGCGTCCAATGGAGAAGTTTGCCGTGCTATTAGGGATTGACCCAGTGAAGGCAACGTCGCCGCCTTCTTGCACTCCATTGACATAAAGCCGAAGTACGTTACCGACGCGCTTACATGAAATATGACGCCTTGTTGTGTCGTTGACTGATGTTGTTCCGGTGACGGAGGTGAATGAACTTCCGTCTGACACAGTCAGGGCGATCTTATTTGCCGTCGTCCTCAGAATATAAAATGAGGTGTTTCCTGACCCGCCAAGGCCGCCGCCAATCTGGCCGGCAAGGGCCACCTGGCCCGATGTTCCGTTGCAATTGAGGAAAAATTCAATGCACCACGGCAGCACACCAAGCCGATAATCAACATGCGCGGAAGCGGTGATATAGCCGGATACTGTCTTTAGTGACGCAGTCCCGAATTGCTTGTCGATAGTGCTTAGAGCAGCACCTACCGCCAGCCATGAGTGAGCGGGTGAAGTCGCACCTTGCGCGGAATCGACTATAACAGCGCTGCCGTCCGCGCCATCAAAATGAAGCAGGATTTTAGTGGCTTCGTCGTTCTCACCTGCTGGGTCTGGCTGACCGCGCGTAAATGAAACGATCTCCTTCCCACCTATCGCGAGATAGCCTTCTAAAGGGTATTCTGCGTCTCCGACTCCTGCGGGCGAGAGTGTTGCAGCCGTAGCGCTGCTCGTGATCGCCGAAACCAGAAACCCGGTGCTGACGGCTGGAGCAAGTGCGCGGTCACCGTCGATGAGCTTCAGAACATCCTTTGCAACGAGCGTATATTTTCCGTCAGGCGTCGGTCCGTCGAAACTCTCGATGATGAAATGCCGGGTTTCCATTTCCTCAAGGGCTTGACCCTTAAGGCCTCTAATCAGTCTGATATTGCAGCCCCGCAGGAACGGCTGACGGGCGCGGAATTTTCCCCAGAACGTCCCCTGCTCCCACGGATTATAGTCGCGGTCTGCAAGGTACTTGTCGAAGCCTTCGCCCGTATCGGAATGAGGCTCGTCGAAAAACGTCGCGCTGAGCGTTGCGCGCGTTCCGAGATTTTCACCGAGCGAGATTGTTGCGGGCGTGAAAGACGTTTCCTGCACATTCGGGATGCAGTCGATTTCTTTCGGAAGGTATGAAGTCGGCTTTGCAAACCGCAGCGTAACGTCAGCCTCGGTCAGATTGTCTCTATCCTGACAGGTGGCTCGTGTGTTGAAGCACTTGATCGCGCCTGTCGTTGGGATCGAGGCCGTGCAAGGTGCTGTCCCGTAGATCAAACTACAAACAGGAATGTCGATCTCGATGTATTCGAGCGCCTTCACGCCACACCATTCACTTTAAGGTCGAACGCAAGCAGATTGCTCGGCCCGACTGGCGTGGGCATCGGATCATCGACGAGATCGCAGAATCCAACCTCGTTGGGATAGGTGCTTGGACGCCACGCGAAGAAGAACGGGATTTCCTGCGCCGCGACGAGGAAGGCGTCCATGTTCGCGCGATACCATGATGGCGTGAACAGCGAGAGCGGGATGGTGGACTCGCGGCCCTCCCCGAGAATGATCCTGCCGAGGAAGTTTCCGCTCACGCTACGATTGCTGGCCACGTCGATCTTGCGCGCGTAAGGCAGTGGCGTGTGCCCGACCCAAACCTTGCGCTCCAGATCTAGGAGCTTCCCGCAATAGACAACCGCGATGCGCGCCGCATCAGATCCCGTTTGCAGGCGAATGCGAACCTGCGAATACGACGCGGCCGCGAACCGGAGCACCGCAGGCGTGTCGTCCGGCAGCATCGTTTCTTCGACGATCTCGGTCCAGACGGCATCAATATTTGCTTCAACCGAAACGACGATCTCGGCTGTCCCGAGGTTGTGCCGCGCGATCCCGACGTAATCTATCGGATCGACTTCGTTTGTCGTGATCGTGATGTATTGCTCGCTGTCGTCCGCTGCCCGCCATTCGAGATGCGTGGCCGGATTTGCGAGATTTGAGGCTGGGTAGTTCTCCTCTTGCGTATCCACGACGATGGAGTCCGCGCGCACCACGTTGTGATAGCCGACCGCCGGAAGGTCTGGGTCCGCCGCTGCCGCCGCCGGTGACAGGACATAGTTGCTGGAAATGACGATCATGTCAGGCGGGGCTCAATTGGTAGCCGTCGCGCTGCGCCCCGTGCAGGGCTTCAATAAGAGCGCGGACGTTATCGCCCGAATAAAGCTTGTTGGGGTCAATGCCTGCGATGCTGATGGTGCGGTTTCCGCCGCCCGACGTAGGAGCCCTGTCGGGCATTTTCCCTTCGTTGATGGCGGTAAGAAGCCCCCGATTTTGATCGGCGGCCTTCGCGTTCACCACAAATTCACCGTTGGAAAGCATCGCCGGGATGCTGTCGCTGGTCGCCGTTCCGGCACCCCAAACCGAGCCACCGTCGGCGAAGAGGCCCCCGGTCCCCGTGAGACTGAAACCCGTACCTACACTGCCGCCGTCCGCAAACGGAAGGCCCCAGCCTAAGGCGGATTTCAGCGCTTTGAAAATCAGCATCTTGACGATCATTGCCGCGATGTCAGAGATGATCTGTTTCGCAAATGCCGAGAACGCTTCAGCGGCGCTCTTGGTGCCTGTGATCAGCCCTGAGATGGCCGACGACAGGCCGTTGACTGTCGTCGTTGCAAGCTCATCAAGGCGCGCGCCAAAATCCATCGCGGCATTGGCCGCCGATGTGAAGCTCGGAAACTGAATGGTGGCCTGCGCAGCAGCAAATGTATCACTACTTATTTTGCCCAGCAGCAGCAGGTTATTGTATTCCTGAAGCTTCTTGTTGCGCGTGACCCACGGCAAATTCATCTCTTCCGTGAGTTGATTTGCTTGAATGGTAAGCTGAGCGTTTGCCGCAGCCTTCGCGGTCGCCTCGATTTCCTTGCGCCGTTCGGCCGAAATCTTTATGCCCTTTTCTTCGGCTACCGCATCTGCACCCTTAATGATGCGAAGCGCCGCAAGCTCTGCGGCAGACTTTCCAATAGAAGCAGCCTCGGCTTCGTGTCCCGCAATCGCCTTTCGCTGGCTCGAAAGATACTGATCGAGAGCATCCTTCGTTTTGTTGGCAAGATCAGGGTTGAACAACCCGCCTCCATTCTTCCCGGAGACGTTTTGCCACTTCGTAAGATCAGCGGTTAATCCTTCAAGATTCAGCCCGAGCGCCCCGAGTATCTCTTTAACCTTCTCGCCCGATCCTTCGGGCATGAGGTTGCTGACGATGCTGCCAATCTTGCTGATCTTATCGCTGAAACCATCGAACGCGCCGGCGGCGAGCGCGACGATGCCGGCCATCAGCAACATGCCGCGCATCGTAATTCCGCGGATCAGTTCGAATGCACCCATGACAATACCGGCCGCCCGGATCGCAGCGGCCATCTTCACAAACGCCAGACCGAACGAGATCGCAGCGGCGCCGATCTGCGCGCCGACAAACACAGCGCCGATTTTCAGGACAAGCCCGATGTTGTCATAGACAACGATCGCGACCCTAGCGAGAGCGTTGAAGCCCGTGGTGAGCGCGCTCGACGCCATCTGCAAGAAGCCGGAGTTCTTTGCGCCGTCAATAAGGAACTGAGAGAAGGTAGCCAACGCAGGCAAAACGTTCGCTGTAACCTGGGTGAATACGCCGGTGAGAACAGCCTTGAGACGCGTCAGGTTATCGTTGAACGCCTCAGCGGTGCGGCCGGTATCGGTGCTGATAACCAGACCGAGCGCCTTGGCTTCGTCCGTCATCTCCTTGAGACCGGCGGCGCCCCCGTTCAGCATGGGAATGAGGTCCATGCCCGACTTACCGAGTAGCTTCATCGACAGCGCGGTCTTCTCCGGACCGTCACGCATCCTCTCGAATTTGTCGGCAATCTCAGGAAGCGCCTGTGAGACAGTTTTGATCGACCCGTCGGCGTTGCGGACGCTGATCCCAAGAGCGGCGAAAGCTTCTGTCGGAGCTTCGGCACCTTGCGCGCCCTCAACTAAGTTTTTTGCAAGACGTCCGACGCCTTTCTGCAGAGACTCCATGCTCACGTCGGACAGTTCCGCCGCATGGCGGAGGGCCGACAGTTCTTCAACGGGGACGCCGATTTTCTGCGACGCCTTCGACAGATTGTCGAATTGATCGATGTTTTTCTTTATCGCGACGCCAATACCGAGAGCGGCTGTGGTTATCGCGGCGGTAGCTGTCGCCATCGCAGACGAGACAGACGATCCGAAAGCCCGCACGTTATCCTGCGAGCTCTTGAGTCCTTTGTCGAGATCAGCGGAGTCCAAACCGAGGACTACGCGTAAGGCGCCTATGACCGAACCGCCTGCCATATCAGTTCTTTCTCAAGACTTTACTGGCTTCAGCCATCGCCCCGAAAATCGCCCATTGCTCGTCGGACGTTTGAGGGCGCTTGCGCGCCGCAAACGTTTCGCGGGCGAGGAGTTTTTTTAGGTCTGGAAATTTCTTCATGCGCGGCAACCCGGCCGCGTGCCACGCAAGTGACATCCGCTCATTATGTTCGCGGCGGAACTGAGCGGCCTTCCCCTCAAACACGAGGGCGATATATCGCGGGGTCTTAGTCCAGAAGGCATCTGGATCAAGTCCCATTGATACCCACGTCTTCAGGAGGCCGGGCCAGTCCCAGCCTTTCGGCGGTCCGCCCGGTTCGGAGGGCGCGGCGTACCGCTCGCCTCCTTTTCCGGGAGTGAGGATTCGAGGCCCCTGCCGACGGCCTCCATAACGGCGTTCACGCCACCGGCCAGCATAATGATGCGGCCGGCATCGGTCAGAGAGAGATCGGGGTGATGATCCAGTAAACCAGCATGCACAAATTGACGTAGCTGCCGAATGCTGACCTTCTTCGGGTCCATCAGTTCCTGAATGATCTCACCGAAAGTCCGACCATCAGCCTCTTCAAGGTGACAAAACGCGTTCACCGAGTAAGAGAGGATGTAGGTCTGCTCGCCCGCAGGCAGAGAGACCTCTCCTTTTTGCAAATTTGCCATCAATCACCCGTTACGCTGCGGTGACGGCGGCGCTGGTCGCAGATGCACTGCCAGCCGAGTTAACACCAGTGACCGTAACCGTGATTGCATCGCCGCTGTCGCCAGCAACGATGACATAGGTTTTAGCCGTTGCGCCGCTGATTGGCGCGCCCGCGTTCTTCCACTGATAGGTGAACGAGGTCGGCTCGTCGGCCCATACGCCTTCATAGGCAGTCAGGACCGCGCTCTCGGTCAGCGCGCCGGAGATGGCGGGCAGGATCGAGTTCGACGGCGCAACGGCCGCAGACATGGTGATGGCGCCCGTCAACTTCAGCGTGACGCTCATCACCATCTTGTCATCAAGCGGAGTTTCCGCTGACATTTCGGTGATGAAGGCGCTGAAGTTCGCCTGCGCGCCAGACGGGAATACGACCCGGCAGACCTTTGTCGTGCCGAGCGCGGCGAGCAACGTCGCTTCCGCAGTGCCGCCGGGAACGTAATGGATCTCGAGCGAGACTTCGCCGCCATCCTTCAGGCCCGGGATGAACTCGCGCCACGCGCCGGGGCTCTCCTCGTGCGAGGCATCGACGCTGTCGACCGCGATGCCGAACGGCGTCACGCTCGCCTGCTCGCCGATCGTGGTGAACACGTCAGGGCCAGTGCTGGTGCGAATCTTGAACAGCGTGCCGTAGCCGATAGCCGCTTGGGTCATCGAAGTATCTCCATGTCAGATTTGAAAGCCCGCGCGCCCCGGCGGGAATGGGGAATTGAACTAAGTTCCAGACTTGATCTTTGCTGCGTCGCGTTCCGCCTTTTTGGCGAGACGCGCGCGCGCCTTTTCGATTTCTTCTTTCAGAGTCGTCGCGACCATATCGATCAGGATGTTGCCCATCCGGTCCCACGTTGGGCGCATAAAGGGCTGGGCTTTGTGGTGCGCGGTTCCGAACTCTTGGAAGCGACCATAGAAAGCTCTTTTCGTCGGTCCAACTTCAACAACAGCGTGGCGACCCGCACCGCCTGCGGCTCTGTTCGCATCTCGCGCCGCCTGTCCCGCCTCTACGCGCGAAGCGCCCGAACTCATTGCGGCAGCAAACGCCGCTTTGCCGGCGGAAATAATCCTCGGCTTGCTCGGCTTAATCTCTTGCTTGAGAAGGCCGGTATCCTTCGGGGCGGCGGCGCTGGCGGCGTCCGCAAACGCTTGCGCTGGTATGAGGATTGCTCGCTTCAGCACATTGCCACCGGTCGCGCGCGGCAACTCTTGTAGCGCCTTCTCAAGCTCCTTGAGCCCTTCGACCTTGATGGTCTTTCGGATGGAGGCCACGGCTTAGGTGTTCTCGATTACTTCTATGTCGCCGATCACGACAAACTCAACCAGCAACGTTGTTACATCATCGATGGATGACTTCACCGTAACCGCACGCTGACCCGGCAATGGCTTACCGGCCTCGTCGCAAAGCATCGGCATTGCCTCGCGCATGAACTCGGTCTTCACGTTGCGAACTGTCAGCTTCATCAAATTTCCTCGTAAGCAAACATGAAATCCCGCCCGCAGCGATGCAGCGCCGCTGTATCGTCGTAGTCCTCACGGAGATCAGTTTGGAAAACCCCTTGGACGTTGACGGCTATTCCGCCCGTACCCATGACGCCTGAGAAACCGTCGATCCGGTCCTTGACGAGATTTGCGAGAGCGGTTGCGGCGTCGGCTGTCGCTGCCCACGAATCCAGCTGAAGACGATGGCGGACAAGCCCCGATGGACCTTCCATGAAGTAATCGCCCGGCCCCGAAATCCGCGTGTAGACAATGCTCGCGAGTTTGACGCCCTGCGGAATCTTGATTGGATAGATCCGCGTTCCAACGACCGCGGCAATGCCGGGATCGGCCAGGAGGAAAGCGCGGAGAGCTGGACGGATATCCTTCACGACGTTACGTCCGCGCGCCGGATGGTCTTGATCGATAGATCGACCTGGCGCCCCACCTCATCAGGACTGACAATGTCGTAAACCCGATTGGCTGCCGGCGCTTGAACGTTCGCCCCCAGCCCATCGACTGGATAGATGATGCGATCTTCTGGACCGAGCGGCCGGGACGCAGCAGGGATCTCATGAAACCGGATCGTAAATGTTACTTCCTGCTCGGCGACCTTCTCCGGTGACGTAAATCGCTCGCTCCCTCGCGTCGGCGCGACGAATGCCAAGCACTTGTAACCGAGGTCTACCCACGCTTCGATTTCCTCGCCCGACGGCGATTGCGTGACAGTCTTCCGCTGAATGATGATCTGGCGATCGTAGCGGCGTTGCATCAGAAACGGGGCCTTCGATATTTGGCGAGCAATGCGTCAACACCCTGCGGAAGCTGTTGGGCAGTCACACCGACCACAACGGCGCCGGGATTATCGAACCAATGCCGCACCAGAAGCGCGATGGCGTTCTTGATGTCATCCGGCACCGAGCTCGTCTTTGGCGTTCCGGCGATATCGGCGTATCCGGCCAGATAAGTCACCCGCACCGCGGCGGATTCTGAATTGAGCGACGGAAACGAATAGCTGCTGGTGAACTCGATATACGCCCCGAGGTCGTCATGCTTGAGCGTGTAGTTTTCGGTCGCGATTGGCTGCTCTGCGCCGTTCGTGTCCGTGTATTTCACGCTCGTGATCGAGATCACAGGGAACAGCGGGAGGCGCAGACAGGACCGGAAGTCGTTGAAGTCCTGTCGCCACGTCTGTTCGCAGAGGCATCGCCCGAGGATTCCGGTCCATCCGTCCAGGTGCGCCGTGGCTGCACCGATCAGGGCGCCAATAACCGTGTCCTTGTCAGTGTAGCCGATGTCCAGCCACGCCTTTGCCTCGGTCAAAGAGACCGGCTTGATGGTTGGCGGCGTGACAAGAACGGGACAGTACATCAGACAGCGGGGGCGATGTTCGGATTGATGCGCAGCGCGATAGCCGAGATCGGCGTGCCTGCGCCGTGCGTGCCGCCGAAGTCGGCCAGAAGCTTCAAATAGCGCTTCCCGCCGTGATACCCGACCTTCGTCACGTCCGCGGCGGCGTGAGCGGCGATGAGGGACTTGATAATTCCGCCTGCGGTAACGGTCGCGCCCGCGACGTCGGCCTGCGCAACCGCGGCATAGTTCTGGTCATCGTCGGAATGGGTCAGCTTGAACTCGATTTTGTTCGTGCCGGAGAAGGTGATGCCGCCGATCCCGACTGAAATCAGCAACAGGACGGACTCGAAGTCCGATATCTGCACGGCCGCCGGCGTATTGTTGGCCGAGATAGTCGCGTCACCGATCAGAACCGCAGGACTGCACGCCCCATAGAAATCCTTCATTGCCGTCTCCTATGCTGCACTCTGCGCGTCATCTACTGAGTGGATGTGATCGAGGATCGAACCCTTCCATGGGTTTCCGCCCCAATGCGAAAGGTTGATGGTCGGGTCGAGCCAGATGTCGCCGCCAACGCCGCGCCACCGCTCGCAGAAGGTGTAATCCTCAGACCAGCGGCGCCCGTCGCGCACGATATGCTCGAAAAAGGCGTGCATCGCGCGCGGATCGGCCGCATTGCTGTAGTCTTTGTAGGAAATCCCGGGGATTTCGGCCGCCAAACGCTCGAAAACAGCGCGCGAAATCATCATAAATCCGGTGCCGGCACGCGCAATTTTGACGACGCCGGTCTCCGGACACTGCTCAAGGTGCTGGTCTGCACCCTCTAAAAATGAAATTGCGAACTCGCCACGGTCGCTTTTCTTCCGATAAGCACCGACTACGAGGTCTTTTCCGGCTGCCAGCAGCTTAATTATTGCTCCCGGCTCGAATTCGATGTCTGCATCAATGAACAAAAGGTGGGTGCAGTCGCTCTCAAGGAGCGTTGCAGCGGCACGATCGCGGCCACGGTCGACCAAACTATCCTCAAACATCATCACCGCGTGCGGGACGCCGTGCGCGGCCAAGAATGCCGTCGCGGTGGCGAGGCTCTGGCAGTAAGCCGGCGTCACGCTGCCGTGTGTGTGGGTTGCGATCAGCAATCGGATGGCGTCGGACATCAACTCTCCCGAAAGTGGCGGGCGGCGGCCGAAGTCGCCGCCCGATAGGATTTCAGCCTCAGTTCGACGAGACCGAGAGGATCTTGATCGCCTCAGAGTCCACCACCATGCCGCCGACGCGCTTCGTGGTGTAGAAATTCACGAAGGGCTTGTTGGTGTACGGGTCGCGCAGGAGGCGGACGCCCATGCGATCGACGATCGTGTAGCCGCGTTTCCAGTTGCCGAAGGCGATCGGATTGGAGGTGGTCGCGATGTCGGGCATGTCCGGCACCTCATTCACCGCGTAGCCGAGCAAGGTCGACGGCTTGTCCACGGTCAGGCTGGGCTGCCACAGATAGTTGCCCTGGAGGTCCGTCAGCTTGCGAACGGCCGCAAGCGTCAGCGAGTTCATGACCCACGACGCACCCAGCCGGAGCGGAGACTTCATCGAGTGGATAACATCGATGAAGGTGTTGCCAGGATTGCTCGAGGACGTGGTGGCGATGAAGGCACCGGCAACGCCGGTGATCTTCTTCTGAAGGTGTCCGAACGTGCGGACGCCATCAGCCGAGGTGTTGATCGTGTAGTTCATGAAGCCCTTGGGCTTGTTCGTGCCGTCGCCGGCCACGAACGCGGTAGCCTCCTGCTTCGAGAACTCGTCCGCGATCTCGCCGGCGAGGAACGCCTCGACGTTGAAGAAGGCATCGTCAAGCATCCGCTGCGTTGCCGCCGGATTTGCGTAGATTTCGCCCATGAACGGGGTGATCTCCGCGAAGGTCGGCGAACTGGTTTCTGCGCGAGCGGAGGTCTCGCCGACCCAGCCCGAACCGGTGCCCTTGAGATTGACCAGCTTCTTGTAGTCCGACCCGCCAACGGTGATCGAATTGGCGAGGGCGCGGAACGGCGATACGACCTGTAGAAGGTCCAAGATCGTGCGGTCCAGTTCCTCCGGCACCGCGTAACCGCCATCGGCGGACGTGGTGACATTGAGGGCCTTGGCCTCGAGATCGGCCAAACCTTCCTCGGTGCCCTTGCGAGCCCACTTCACGAACGCGGCCTTATGGGCGATCTGGTCCTTGTTCAGGCCCTTGTCGCCGACTGCCGGACGGTTCGACTTGGCCTCAAGCTCCTTCATTTCTTCAGAAAGCTTGGTGATGGCGGTGTTGATGGCCTCGACTTCATTCTTGCGAACGACGTCGGCGGTGCCCTTTTTGATCTCTTCCGCGATAACGGAATCGTTCTTGGTCTTGAACTCCTCGAACGCAGACTTGATCTCGTTCAGGGTTGCGGTTGCATCGGTCATTTCGAATTATCCTTTGATGGATTTGAGGAACGCCGCGGCTGCGGCTGTGAATGCCTCTTCCGTCTCAGGCTCACCCTGATGCGATTTGGCGAGGAAGTTGCTGCAAACAGCTTCCGCTGCCGACTTGGACAGGCCTCCAACCTCACGAAGGAAGTCAGCCAGATCGGCGAGTTTCTTGATCTCGACTTTCAACTCGTCGGCGCTCTTGACCTGCGAGACGCGCGCGGCGCCGTTCGCGGGAAACGTAACGACAGACAGTTCAACGAGATCGATTTTCTTCAAAGTGCGGCGCGGCTCTTCCGGCTTCGTGCCGACGGCGAATTCTTTCGCGCGGTAGCCGATCGACATGCCGTCGAGCACGCCCTCGCGCATCGCACCGTAGATTCGCTTTCCGCTTTCGGTATCGAGATTGATCAGACGTCCTTTGACCTTCAGGCCGTGGTCGTCTTCTTCCATCTCCATCCATTTTCCGACAGGCAAGGCGTCCTGATCGGTCATCATCCAGCCGCCGTGCTGCACCAACATAGGCGGAAGACGCTTGGCCTTCTTCCATTCCTTCAAGGTGTCCTTGAAAGCGGCCTTCTGGATAACGTCGCCGTAGGAATCGAGGTTGCCGAACACAGCGCCGTAGCCCTCGAAAGTGCCCGTCGCGCCGCCATCATCGGCAAATTTCACCTCAACCGGAGAGTAAAAGTTCTCGCGCTTCATGGTGCGTCATCCTCGGCGCCCGGTTCATCGGGCGCGTTATCGGCTGGTTTCGCTGGATCTGGCTTTGCGGGGGCAGCCACGGGCGGCTGCGGCAACTCATCGGCTTTCGGATCGTCGGACTTATCGAGTTCTTCAAGGGCGCGGACGTCGTTCTGCGTCATCCAACCCTTCGCGCCGCCGGAGCCCAGCGCCTTGGAATAGAATTCCGCCCGGTCCTTCGCCGCACCGCGCATCAGCGCGTTCGGCGTGAACTTGGCGTAGTAGCCTTCCTTGATTTCCTGATCGGTCAGGAGGTTGACGTCGGCGCTCTGCTCGATCCGGTCATACCAAGGCATCAAGGTGTGAACGACGTGCGCAAGGAACATCTGCTCGGCGCTGGCGTAGGTTGCGGCCTTGTCAGACTGCCCGATCATGATGGGCATGACGCGGAATTCTCGGCAGATTTCCTCGATCTGATGCTTGCGCGTCTCGAGAAGCTGCTGGTCGACGCCCGTCATGGACATCGATTTGTAGTCTGCGTCCTGGTCTGCGATCATCGGCTTGCCGGCGCGCTCGCCGCCAGGCAGATGCTTGTCCAGCCACGCCGACAGGAACTCGAATTTCTCCGGCCCCATCGTCTGCTTTACGGACAGGACGCCGCTGGTACGAGCGCCGTTGCGCTGGAAATCGCTCTGCCCTTCTTCAAGGGTGATCGAAAGTCCGATGGCGTTGCGCGCGAGGCGCGTCGCATCGAGCCCGAGCCACGAATTCCAGGACGGCCCGCGAAGATGCCAGATTGCATCCTGACCGAAATCCTGCCGAGACCCGTCCCTGCCGGTCACCCAATAAACAAGGCTGTAATCGCTCTGCTGCTCGACACGGACGCGGCCGGGCTCGATCGGGATGAGCTCACGGACCTCCCGGTCCCGCCCGACGCGATTGACGAAGGCGTATCCGTTGCCCGTCAGGATCGTGTGGAACAGCATCGTCTCGCGAAACTCGAAGCTGGTCTGCCATGGGTTCGGGCGGCGATACAAAACGCGATACAGCGGATGGTCCGTGGCCGCCTTCCGGCCCGCCGGCACGTCACGATAGAGCCGGAACGGAACCTGAGACACGCCCTCGGCAATGACCCGCGTGCAGGCAAGGACCGTGGACACCTCGAGCGCGGTGTCCCAATTTACGACCGCGCCCGACCGCGACGCTCCGCCGGTGCGAAGCACCTTCTCAAGATCGGAAGACGTGAGAACACGGACATTCTTTTCCTCGAGCCCTACGAGTCTTTTCCAGAAGCCCATGGGCATCGATACCTTTAAGCGCTGGCCGCGACTTCCCAGAAGGATTGAGAGGCAGCACCTGTCATGAACCGGGCGAGCGCCATCATGTGCGCCACAGGCCCGTCGATCTTGTTTTCTTCACGATCCTTGCGGGGGTAGACGTTGTCTTTCGCGTCAGGCTTGGCGACAACGTTTGACAGCATCCATGTGTACACAGGGTCGCCGTTGTGGGCGGTCTTCCTTGATCGGATCAGGCCGTCCATCTGCTTCATGGGTTCGGAGAAATTCAGCACCAGCGGCCGAACCTCAATCACCGGGATGCCCTTCGCCATTAGCTCGCTGACCATCATCATGGCCTGGTGCGGATCGTAGGCAACTTCGGAGACTTGAAACTTTTCCGTTAGGTCGATGATCGTGTCGCGCACCTCGATGTAATCGATCATCTCGCCGTCGGTCTGCGTGATCCACGCTTCCGGACAATTGACCCAGCCCCGATAGTGCTCGTTCTCCCCTTGCTCGATCGTCGCTTCCGGGAGGAAGTATTTCCCGAACCTGACGTACTCGAATCCCTTCGCGATCAGGTCCTTCGCCGCCTTGCAGTCGCACTCGGCAAGTTTGAAGATGATCTCAATGGCGGCGATATCGACCTTCGCCGCGAGATCGAGCCCTATACGGCAGGGCTGCTTTTCAAAATCCGCTAGCGCGATTTTCGGCTGCGCGCTCTCGTTCCACCTTTGAATGTTGAAGTAGGCTGACCGGGACTGCACCCACATATTGAGGTGCTTGGTCTTGAACGTTCCAACCTTCCGCGCGTTGTTAATGGCTTCACGTTGGCGCGCGCGGAGAAATTCTCCATTCACACTAACGTCGTAGTTCGGGTTTGCTTTGCGCAGCGCAATCTCGGACGTCCAGTCGTCCTCCGGATCGACGCCGTACATCAGCGCGAACATTTCGTCGTTCGCAATTACGCCTTCAAGCATCCGCTGCGCGTCGAGAACAGCGGCGTAGCAAGGCCCCGCGAGATTGTCGCCGGCGGTTGTGATGATGATGGACAACGGCTGCTCGCGCGCACCCATGCCGGTCTCCATCGTGTCAACCATCGCGTCTGTATCGTGCTCGTGGTACTCGTCCACGATCGAGCATGATGGCGACGCGCCGTCGCCTGGTTTTCCTATGATCGGCTCAAATCGGCTGGCATTGCCGAGGATGTGCAGGTTCGAAGCGTTAACGTCCAGGCCGTATGCGGCCTTCAGGGCTGGTGTTTTCAGCGCCATCAGCCGGGCTGGCCGGAAAACTTCCCAAGCCTGCTTTTCGGTAGTGGCGCCGGAATAGACTTCCGCGCCGTGCTCGCCGTCGGCGGTGAGCATGTAGAGCCCAACCGCCGCGGCCCATGTAGACTTGGCGTTCTTGCGAGGCTCGAGAATGATAGCCTTACGGAAGCGCCGGAGGTTGTCCTGCTTCCGGACCCATCCGAACAGACAGACCGTTTTGAAGCACTGCCACGGCTCGAGCTTCAGAAGCTCCGATTTCGAGGCCCACACCCCTTTCGTGTGCGGCAGCAACTCGATGAATTTACAGACTCGTTCGGCTTTGACCGGATCGAAGCGGTAGGCAAACGCCTTGGTTTTCGCTTTCGCAAGGTCCGCGACATGACGCTTGCACGCCAGCCTCACCCATTTGCAAGCCGGGATCTTCTTGGCGGCGACCGCCTTCGCGTACTGAAGCGCGAGGTCCACATGGGGAAACTTGTCGGCCATGTCATCCCAAATTCTTGAACGGGTTTCCTTCTGGTTTGTTGATGATGGAAACCTTGGACCGCGCCGCCGGCGTCAGCCCCAATTCGCTCAGCAGCGACTGTGCGTGCCGCATCGCTTCATTGCGCTGCGCCACTTCGGGGCGCGATCGGTACATGGTGCTACCGCTCTCGTTGACCGTTTCGAACGTCCGCCCGTTGTCCTCAACTAAGGCTGTCGTGATTTCAACTTCCTCGATGCGTGAGGCGCAAAGGGTGATCACCGCCGCGTCGGCCGACGACGCGATTCCCATTTCGTCCAAGATCGCCACAAGCCCGTGAAAGATTTCAGTGCCGCGCACCGTTAACCAGTGCGGCGGCTTAGGAAGATCGGTCGGAGCCGCTGGCGCCTCCGAGTTCATCCGGCTCGGCTGCGCCGTTCCAGTGACGATTTTCAGATGATCCGGCTTGCGCTTCCGTCCTCCCTGGTGGGCCATGGGGAAAAACACCTCAGAATTGCACGCGTAGATTTTTTGGGCGACGACCGGTCCCGAAAGAAAACGCCTCAGAGATTTTGACCCCCGGGGGCGTTGAAAGAATATTTCATTGAAATTGTTATTTTTTTCGCGAGGTCGGAGGTCAACCACATGTCCTCTAGCTGGGCCTCACCGGTAGAGAGCAGACGCTCGAGGCGTTGCTTCACTGTGTCGTGGTGCCATGTGCAGCACCCCTGCCACATGTCCCTATTCCAGAACTTCACCATGTCACCACGATGTGGCTCGACGTGGTCAACTACCTTGGCCTCTACCGTGCGACCTACAGCACTACACCCTATGCAGAGCGGATGGTCTCGCAGGTGCGCCTTAGATGCCATGTCCCACTGTGTGGTGTAGCCCCGCTTGCGTGCCGAGCCTCGCCTGCTATCCGCTTCCCTGTTGCGCTGTAGCCTGTGCTGCGGTGCGCCTATGCCATACGGGCGATGGACAGGTGGAAGCGATGCCACCTAGGCACAATCACACGGTGGAGCGGTGTACTCAGGATCGGCACGCAGCATCACGAGACTGTCCGGTGTCGCCTGCTCTGCTTCCTTGCGATGGGCGCGGGCTGCGAGGATGCGCGCCTTGCCACCGTCCTTTGGCACAGGTCGGGGGAATGACAGAACGTCACCCATGCAGCACCTGATGTTGAAATGGCGAAAACCGCTCATGCGGCAGCAGGGCAAGATATTGCCCGGAATCAGGCTGCTTTTGCCTGTGGCGCTTACCGTTTCGGGCTGGTCCCTATCTCCGGCACGCCAGATCACGCGATGCCCCGCATGACCGAACGATTCAGCCGTAAGTGATTTGCGTTCGACCTGCAACAATATCTAGCTGTTGTTCACAGGCACCTAGCGAGCGGATCGCTTCCCGCCATCGGGCAGCCCACCGATGATGTGGTGCGGGGACTCCTTGACGGCCATTTCAGTGCCAGACGTAAAGGTAATCCGGGTAAATCCCTGAAAACCTTCCATCGCGACGATCTCGTCGGTATTCACGAAAACTTCTCGGCCATCAGCCGATGTCAATTTTGCAAGGTTCACAAAACGCTCCCACTACGCAGCAACCACCATATCCGCCGGCAACGTGTGCCGGATCATGCCCAACAATATCTCAATCCGCCCCTTCGTGTCGATGCTTTCGACCTTGGCGACGAGGCCGGAATAGACCGAGCCCTCGTCCACGCGAACCATGTCGCCGGGCTTGAATGACGATGGGCGGACGCCCTTCGAATCCAACACCATGCGATGCTGCTCAAGCTGCTTCGCTCTGATCGCCATGATCGCCTCGTGTGGCAGGCGCGCAGCCTTCCCGCTCCCTCGCCACGGCAGCAAGCCCATGACGCCGTCGCAGTCCTTGACCCGCTTCTCGGACGTCACGCTATCGCAGCGCAAAAACCCGTAGCCCTGAAACATCGGCCGGGGCTGCGGCGTCCGCACCTTGGCGGCCTTCCCTCGCCAGCCACCCGACTTCACGAGTCGGATAACCGCCGGAACGTAAAGCTCCAGATCCATCCTATGCAGCCGCCAAACCGTGGTCAGTTCGCGACCTGGTTGCGTGAGAACGACGTACCAATCCGATGTCTGCTGTTCGCTTGCCACGTCTCTGCCTCTTGAGTTTCGATTTGTTCAATTAATGCGGCGGGTTACTTGGCTTCGGTTTCTGATGTTTCGACAACGATACGACACCCGGCGACGACGCCACCGAGACGCATCAACTGACAGCCGAGCCAAATCCGGAACACGAACATGCGAGGAAGCGTGATCGTGACCGTCAGCCGCTGCATAATTCCTTGGTCAATTTTGATGGCCGTCATCGTCTCTGCCTCGATAGTTTGTGTTTTGGATTACGCGGTTACTCGATTGGTGGAACGGGTCCGACGTCCACCATGATCGGCGGGTGGCTAGTTCCGAGAATTCGGACATGGACGGCAGCACCAGCAACGATCCGTGCGATCTGTTCCGGCGTCGGCAGCCAAGCCGTTTCCATCGCCGGCGTGCCTTCGCCACCAACAGTGCAATTCACCATGACATCGCGGACAGGTAGCCCAAGGTAGCCCTGAGACTTTCCGAGAACGCGCGTTGCACCTTCGATACGACCGATATGCATCAGATCAAACCCTTGTCCTTGGCGAGCCATTCCGGAAGCGTGACGGTCACGAAATTCTTGTGGCCGTCGTTCTCAATTTCGATCTGTGACTTCGGAAGCCAGACAGCATCTTCCTTGTGTGCTGTTTCCGACACGAGAATCGCCTTGTCCGTTTCGGCGTGACGGACAACAGCGACGTCGATCAGGTCTGATTTGAATTCACTCATGCTGGATTCTCCGCCGGCTTCGGCGTCAACTCACGGATGCGCTTATCCAGCACCCAGACCAGATCTTCGCCATAGCCCTGCGATGGCTGAGGCAGAAGCCGGACAATTGCCGCAAGGTTGTCGTAAGCGTCAGCCTTCGGCTGTAGGTGCGCGATAGCCGCCTTCAGATTGGTGATTTCGCTTTTGCAGCGATTCATCATCTGGATAGCTTCTTGGTTGGTAATCGTCTCCGGCATGTCGATCTCCTAGTTCAAAAGGTCCAAACCAAATATCTGGCGCATCTCAGGCGGTAGCTCTTTCGCCGCTGCCTGTCCCGACGGGCTTCGCGCCCATTCGTCGCTTTCTTCTTTCGTCGCGTCGAACTCGCCGTTAGCGACACGCGCCGCGAACTTCGTAAACCCAGCAGCCATAAGCTCAGTGTAAAGCTGTGTGATCGGACAGACATGCGTGTCCGCATAGTCGTCGAATTCGCCGGTATCGGCCCTAGATGCCAGCGCCAGATACTTCACCGCGTTTGCTGGCGATGCATGGTCGGCGACCTTCCGCAACTCAGCCGCAAGCCTGTCTCTAGTCCGCATCTGCATCATCCCATTCTTCAGGAAGCCAACCTTTTCCGCCGCAGTATTCGCATTTGTCGTAACCGTCATCAGCACCGCAGCACGGACAGAGCGATGCACCGTTGACGTAGAAACCGCGGCGCAGGTCGTAGATAAATCCAAAATCCGGAGCCTTGGCCGTCACGTCGCATTCTCCCCTGAATTAGCCGCGAACTGAATTTCAGGAACGCGCAATGGCTCCAGTGCTTTCTCAATCTGATCTGCGCCGCGTCGCAGGCTGGCTAGAAGTTGGGGCAACCCGTCATAGACGCCCTGCACACCGGACTTCATCACGATGCGCACCGCTTCGATAAGTTTCTCGTCCGTGAGCCATTCACTGCCGATGGCTCGCTCGACCGCACGCCACTTTTCAGCCATTCGCTCAAGGTCGCGAGTGCGAGACGTCACTGCGCTCTCGACGCGTTTCGCGTTTGCGGCACGCTCTTCAATCATCGCCTTATTGACGATGGCTTCGATGTTCCGGGTCTCGATCTGGTGACCCCGGCGAAACATCTGAGCGACGAATTGACGCGTAATCGGCTCCGGCTCCAATTTCGGAGCCTTGCGCTTCTCGCGCAATTTTCCGTCCTTAAAACCGAGGATACCCCATGACGGCGGGACCTCGTCGGGCTTGTAGATTTCCTCAGGCGCGACGAGATAGAAATAATCACACTTACGAATGATCGGCTCCGCCTTCTCCGGCTGCTTCAACTCCCGCAACCAATCCGACCGAGAAACCTTGACCTCGAATCCCGTGATCGCGTAGCCACGCGAAGCCCACATATTGATCGCCACACCGTCAGCATGGACGCGGCTCATTGAGCCGGCATCGCCAACCTCCTCGAAGAAGGCGAACTCCGGGGCGCAATACCGTTCGCGCAAACAAGCTGTAACATCAGCCGTGGTGCTCATGCCGCACTGACCTCTGAATTAGCCGGGGGGATTCGTTCGCCGGTGGCGCTGTCGTATCCGTCGGGAACAATTTTCGGGACGTAGGCGCCACGCTTGACGACGCCATCCTCTTCGATCTCGAATATCGCTGGTGGTTTGACGTTCCTGATGCCGGCGTTGTGGCAATATGCCCCCATCTCGATCGATCCCTCCGAGATCCAGACCAACGGTGCCGAGATGCTGCGGCCGTTCGCGGGATCGATCATGTTCGCGACCAAGATATTCGCCGGGCACTTGCAGCCGACCATGCCAGGCTCGCCGCCGACGCCTCGGGGCCACAACGATTCATTGGATTTCCAGCGCTTAACCGCGGAATCCCAGAACGCTGGCGTCAAATCCTCCGGCCTCACAGGACCAGCAGCCGACGCGGGAGCCTTTGGCGCGTTCCTGCGCTGATAATCAAACCACTGATCGCAGCGCTTTTTGAAGCTGGCGTCGAGGTCGAAGCTAACCTTCCGAAGCGCCATGCCGTCTGCGGCGAACTTACTCAACTCCGAATTCAGATCAGCCTTTTTCATACCAAGGCTGTAGGCATATTCGATAGCAGGCTCAGATGGTTGATAGTTGTCGTCAATCGGCCAAGGACCGTCGCCCTGCTTTCCCGAATCCTTCACGACCGAGAGAGAGCCTCTCTCTGTTTTTTCAATTCGATTCGATTCCGGTCCCTTCCCTTCACTTCCCTTCCCTTGGTGAACGTCACGTTCGGCGTTCCCTGAGTCGTAACGATCATCGTTACGTTGCACGTCACGTTCCACGTTACGTTCAGCGTCACGTTGCGCCTTAAGCTCAGCGTCACGTAATTCTTTCGCTAACCGTCGCGCCTCCGTCGCTGCGGCCGTCTGCCCGCGCTGGTTCCGGCGCTTCGTACCCGCCTCGATCGCCTTCTCGGCGATTACGGGGTGATACAGCCGCCCGTCGCTGCACGTTATAAAGCCACGCAACGCGGCCTCGCGGACAGCCTTCCAGCCCTTCAGATCGCGCCCAAAGCCAGCCAGGCTCGCCAGCAACCGATCATCGGTCGGCAATGACGCCGCAGGCACCTGATGCCACGACGCACACCACAGGATGACAGCCGTGCGGAATTCGTCGCCCGACGCCACCACGGCAAGGTCGCTGTCCCGCAGCCGCACGACGTCGAGCGGCATGTAGGGGAAATCCCGCAGATCGAGATCCGGTGGCGTGAGCGGTTCAGTCATTTTGCGGTAGGCCCCGAGAAGGAAACAACGTTTGTTTTTTCGCTGTAATACTGACGCCAAGCGCGCAACACTTTGATCTCACGCTCCCAGTGAGGAAGCCCGATCATCTCGCATAATTCTTGGGGGAGCGCGTCGCCGCCGTTCTCTGCATAGCCGCGCTCGAAGTAATCTTTGAAGGCGACGCAAACCATCGACATTGCGTCTATCGGATCGATATCGAACCATTCACCTTGAAGTCTTTTCCCAGCGTAGAAGCTATGGAAAGCCGACTCGAAAGTGCGCGCGATTTCGCGGTTTGGAATATTAATGACCATCGCCGCATGTAGCCGGCGGGGCGATCCTGTCTGAACGGCCGCCAGCCGGGCCGGCATGTTGCCGGTAATGCCGATTTTTACAGGCCGCAAAGGCTCGTGCTCGCGCCCCAGCCCTGCGAGAACATAAAGATAAACCCACGTTCCATCGCGCGGCAGATTTTCTATCAGAACACCCATCAGTCCAGCATCCCTAACGCCTGCTTGTATGTATCGAGGATGGTTTCCTGCTCATGGCGCTCGTTCGGGTCTTGCTTGCGCATCCGGATGATCGTGCGGAGTGCTTTCACGTCGAAGCCGTTGCCCTTCGCCTCCGCGTACACGTCCTTGATGTCGTCCGAGATCGTCTTTTTCTCTTCCTCGAGCTTCTCGATACGTTCGATGATGGCCTTCAACTGGCCCTTGGCGAACGAGTGCGCGGTGTCAGAGGCCGGAGCGATGCCGGTGTTGCTGGCGGTTTCTGGTGTCATGCTGCGCTCTCGATTGATTGACGGTGGAATTGGATTTCAGCCAAGGCGTGACGCCCGATGAATTCGCCATAGGCTGGCGGGATCGCCTGCGAGAGTTCAGCAATGGTCATCCAGTCGATGCCCATGGCCTTCTTGCCTTGATCGACGGTGAAGTCCGCGACTCCGCGGTCCATCTTGCGCCGGCTGTCACGGCAACCCTCCCCGTAAACGCCGATCGTTCGGCGTTTACGGTTGCGAATGTGCCCGCCATAGACGCCCTGCGTGTGCCGCGCGCCGTGCTGGCATTGCGGCGTGAACATAATCGGCCAAGACGTTTCGAAGATGCGGTGTCGCTGTAGATCAGCGTCATCGACACCGAGGCCGAACGATGTCCCGCAGAGCTGGAAATAGTCGACCAGCGGCGCGCCGACGACGTTCTCGATCGCATATGGAACACCGGAGGCTTTGAGCATCGCGCGGGTGGCCGGGATCAAGTCCGGATGATCCTTGGCGTTGTGCATCGTCTTCATGGACGTGTGCGCCTGACACGGCGGCGAGGCCCAGATGAAATCGAACTGACGAAGATCGAACGGCGACCGGAGCGCGTCAGCCTGCACAAACTGGAACGGATATCGTTTCTGAAACTCGATATCGACGCCAATCACGTCGAAGCCGGCGCGATAAAGCCCCATCGAAGCGCCGCCGGCCTTGCAGAACAAATCGAGCGCTAAAGGTCGCCTCACGCCACCGCCTCCAATGAAGCGCCGCGCGAAGCGTCGGAATCAGCCCACGCCTCAAAGGCTTCCTTGTCGCCATAGCAGCAAGTGAAGTGCGGCTTGACGGGACCGATCTTGTGGTGATCAAGGTCGAAACGATAGGACGCTGGGGCAATCTTCATCCCCGGAAACGCAAATGAAACCACCGCTTGAGTGACCTGCCAAGATTCGCCCCGCTTTTCGGCATGAGCATGGGGTTTCCAATTGTCCTTGGCCTCCGAAAATTCGACCGTCGGAAACCGCTTCAAAACAAGAGACTTCATAACGTCGATCATTCGACGTTCGCGGTCCCGCCGGATCGCCTCATGCAATTTGAATTCACATTCGCAGATTTCGGAGCAAAATACGCGGCTATGCTGTGTGCCGATTACGCCATCGAGTGGTAGATCCTCGTCGTAAAGGTAGTCCTCATCAATGCGCGCCCCGCAGCCGCAGCATTCGAAATGCCACCCGTAGGCGATCATGACGCGGACGGGAACATCCTCGTCTTTATTGGCCCATTCGTCCGCCCAAGGCGCGCGGCGGCATGTGACATAGCTGATGTCACCGTCGGCATACTCGTTCGCGCCTCGCCGTCGGGCCACGATATCGTGCTCCGCGAAATAGATTGCGCCGGTGTTCTCGTTATTTTCGAGGACGGAATATGCCTTGAGTGCCATCTAGGCAGCCCTCCCCTCCAATGAAGCTACAGCCGCAACGAGCGATGAAAACTCCTCATCACGAAACGGGGCGACAGGTGGTTTGTCGCTCCTCCATTCCATGAGGCAGTAGTTTTGACGCTGGATGTCGACGCCCTGAAATTCCCAGCCTATATTCCACCATTCCATGACTTCGGATTCGTGGATACTGACGCAACGGGATCTGGTTTGCTCGGTCATGACGCCTCCGATTCAGGGGTCGCGGCTTCGCCGGCGATTGCGGCCCAGCCACATGCATCAACGTAATTGTCGAGTCGAAACGGCCCCGTGTGCGCTCGCGCGTGCTTGAGCTCGGACATCATCCAGGCAACGTCTGCGGGGCCGATGGGCTTCGGCGGCGCGTTGCCGATCATGTGCAGGTGCGCGTTCCAGAGGATCGCGATGCGTGTCAGGCCGGAGATAACGTCGCCATAGGCTTCGCGCCGGTCACCCCCGACCAGATCAGCAGCAGCAGATGCGATTGCTTGGGCTTTCATGCCGCCTGCGCCTCCCTGTTCTTGGAAAGGCACGGCATCTGGACATTGACGGCCGTCGGCTCGGTCTCGTCCACAATGCGGAACGGGTCCATTTCGCCGCGCATGTAGATGCGGAGCTTGTCGCCAGTGTGGATCTTGACCGCGGTCAGCAGTTGCTGAGCTGGCGCGCAGACGCGAAGCCCGGCCGCACCGCTGACGTCGCATTCCATGTTCTCCATGCCGTCAGCGGTGCCGACGAGCGACAGGCTCAGGTCGCCTTCTTCCACCCGAAGATCGACCATGTTCGTGTTGCTGAAGTCCGAAATGCTCGCCAACCTGCTAAGGCAGGACGTCAGTTCAGCGCGGTCAACATCCACGAAGGCGCCGGACGTGGCCGGAATGGTCTTCCGGTATGACTCCGGGAACGACGCCTCCACCAGTTTCGAACAATACCGGCGCGCGCCATTCTCAATTGAGATGAGCGACTTAGAGATTGTCAGCACCCCAGGTCCGAACCGGGCGAGTTCGTCCATCGTCGACTTCTGCACCATCACGCCGGCAAACCCTTGCGCGGCTATCTCGGTGGCGAAGCGCATCAGATTGTACGTGGCGTAGCTGGCGCTAACGAGATTTCCGCCCTCCTCGTGCAGCCACACGCCCGACGCGATGGGTCTCTCATCCTTCGGGTTCAACCCGGCCGCCGGTCGCTCGAAAAGCTGCTTCACGTCATCGGCGGAGAGTGTGACGCGGATGCCGCCTTCCGGAACAAGCGCGTCGGGGAAGACATCAGCCTGAAGGATCGGCAGTTTATAACGCGACCGGCCGGACTTGATCAGTGCGGACGTGCCTTCCGGCTGGATGATGACGGTCGATTGCTTCGGGAGGCCGGTGATCAATCGGACCAGAGGATCGGCCGGCACACAGCACGCGCCCGCCTCGGCGTCGTCGGCCTCGACAGTGTCGATACTGCATGATTCCATATCGTGGCCGAGCAGCGTCAGGCGATCATTGGCGACATCGAGCCGGATGTGCCTGAGGATGTCGATTGATCCGGTATGCTTGGCGCGGGCCTGAACAGATCGGAGTGCAGCCAGGAATTCCCCTGCGTTGACGGTGCACTTCATGGCGTCGCCCCGATTGCGTCGTGAAGCGCGACGATGGCCTGCGACGCCCTATCGCTCTGCGGCACCACGTAACGCAAGGGGCCGACGCGCTCGCAGCAGTCGAGGAACGCGTCAACCGCGCCCGTGACATCTCCCGCCTCTTCGAGCTCTTCAATCTTCGCATTCAGATCGTCGAGATCGTCGTTAAGGCTGGAGTTTGTTGCTTCAAGGCCCGCGATCTCGTCGCGAGCCTCAGCCAAATCGATCTTCAGCGCAGTGATTTGGTCTTCCGCGTCCGACAAAGCGGCCAGCTTGGCCTGAAGATCCTTGATGACCTTCTCCGCCGCCGCGAGTTCGCCTAGCTCAGCCAATTTCATGCCGCCCTCCAGAAGTTCTTGTGCATTGATTGCCATTTCGGCGTCGGCGACTGATGCCGACGGTTGCTGATGCCGTAGCCGATCTTCTTGATAATCAGGTCGCGGGATGCGCGCTGGAACGGATGACCCCATGCGCGATCATCGGTCGGGGCCGGAAGCCCAGCCTCCATCGCAGCGCGGGTGCATTCCTCGCTGATGAAGACGGAATGCGATTCTGCGTATTTGCAGATCCAGTCGAAGGCCTGATCGGTCCATCGCGGACAGCTCTCATCGGCATGGCGGGCAGACCGCTCAATGCCGAATTCTCGTTCCGTCCGGTCTTTCTGAATGAGGTCGAAAAGCTCCATCGCCCCTACTCCACCGGCATCGCTGCTGTGTTGCGCGCCGTGCAGGCCGAAACTTCGCTTTTAAGAAACTCGATTTCAGCAACGAGATTTGGGTCTCGCGGCAAAAGCCCTTCGATCTTGCGAACGGCATGGAGAACCGTGGTGTGGTCACGATTACCGAAGCGCCGGCCGACGTCCGGAAGTGACCGTAGCGTCAGCGTCTTGGCGAGGTACATCGCAATTTGACGGGCGCGCACGACTTGCGCTGTTCGGCGGGGGCCGCACATGTCGGTGACGGTGCTGTTGTAGAAATTCGCCGCAGCCTTCTGAATATCGCTGATGTGGATTGCTCTCGGCGTTACGGGCCCGAGATCTGCGACGACGCCAAACCAGAGTTTCTTTTGCCGATCAGCCCAATCGTCATCTGGGCTTTCTTGCTGTGGTTTTTCGACGGGCGGCGGCTCTGTTCTGTCCGCCGTGGTGCATTCGATTGCTTTGACGACCTGTTGCAGCGCGGCCCGCTCCATGCGGGCAAGTCGCTCCCGGCGCGCGGCGGCAAACATCAGCGCAGATGGAGTCAACGTGCGCGGCTGAAAATACAAAACGCTTTCTTGCCCCTGCATATCCAACTCCCCTTCTAGATGCCGCAGTGATGCGAGCGGGTTACGAACGAGCGACCATCGATCGGCGTGCGGCCTCTCGAATGTCGACAACTTTTTCTTGAAGATCGGCGGCGGCTTCATCGATAGCGCGCGCCTCATTCGGCGTGACCTTGCCGTCTGCCGCAGCTTCGATGGTTGCTGAAATCAGTTCGCCGGATTCGCGTGCGACCTGGCCGGCGGCGACGGTGAGATCGTGGGACGCCGCGCCGCTCGCATCGCGAGGAGATAGATCGAAGCCGCAGAGATCGGCCCAAGCGCGAAGGATGACGTTGTCGCCAGCGAGCCGGTCAAGATCGAACGCAACATCAATGGGCGCGTATAGCGGCCCATCCGCGTTCCCATAGTTCGATAGCCGCCCCTGATCGACGCGCAGGTCTTTCGATGCAGCGACGGACCCGCCCGCCATCTTCACGGCCCGGCGCGTTGCTGCCTTCAATGCAATCTGCGCATCGCTCAACATGCGGATTCCCCGGTTGCTACATTGTTCGCAGATGCAATTGGAATGACGGTTCCAACGAGTTCCGGCTTTATCGCGTCATGCGCTGGACGAGCGCAGTGCAGGAAAGATGGAATGGATAACGGCTCGGAGTTTTGTTCTTGCGTAAGCGCCATGCCCGGCGCTGAAGAAAAATCGGCCGCAGCAAACGGGGAATCTGTATCTGCTGCGGCCGAAGTACCCGGCGACGTTGACGAAGCCAGGGGGAGGAACGAGGGAATTTCAATGACACTGCCGCGAGGATTCGAATTCATCGGCTGCGCTAGCGTCGGCGCACTGCTTGCGATGCTGTTTGGCGCGTTCTGGCTGGGGCTTGGGTGATGCGTCATGCGTCACAATCCCCCTGTGGCTTAGGGGGACACACGCCCGATGGGCCTTGCGACTCACCGGACGTGCGTTCTTCGTTGGAGGGTGCAGAACCAACGGAGACTGAATCATGCAGATCAACAAAAACGCCGACATCCCAATCGCGTGCACGAAGTGCGGCGAGCAGACGGTTAAAAAACTCGGATGGTTGCAAGAGCATCCGAGTTTCGCCTGCGGGAAGTGTGGGGCCGACATACGACCCGATATCGATCAGATCCTTCGTCCTGTCCTCGATGCCGAGAAGGCCCTCGCGAAAAGCATCCGGGATATCAACCGACGCCTCAAGTAACCCGCCCACGAGATCATCGAGTTCGGTCATAGCGGCAGTGAGCGCACCGCTGTCGCATCCGATCTTCACGGTAACGGGGTTCGGAGGAATCTGGCTCATGCCGCGGGCGCCCTCTCTGGTTCAGAGGTGGCGGGGACATCTTCGGGACGGGCCCAAAGGTCGGGGCGAAGCGCCGACGCTGGCACGACGCCCGCTGTTGCCCGGTGGATCGCCAAGGCGTCCTCGGCTGAAATTGCTGTTGCGCGCGTGCATAGTGCGGAGACTTGCTGCTGCGACCGCCCGATTCGCTCAGCCAGAATGTTCTGGGAGCCGACGATCTTGACGGCTTCAAGGACCAAGGGGCGGAAATGGGGCGAGGCTGTTTCCATACCCCTACCTACCACAACTATGGTAGATTTCAACTATTATTATTGTAGGGAGATTTTACTACGTCAGTAGTAGATTTCCCGCCATGATCGATAGAGACGCATTGATATCCGCTAGGGAGGCCAAGGGCTTATCTCAGCCCGGGCTTGCCAAGCTTGCCGGTTGCAGCCAGCAGCTTATAGGCGCGCTGGAAACTGGCGCGACCAAATCTACAAAATTTCTTCCGAAAATCGCCCACGCGCTGGAGGTGGACCCCGGAATCCTCGACACGGATTGGGCCGGCATTTCTCTGCCGCCTGAACCACCACCGGAAATAATCGCTGAGAGCGCACTTCTGATGCCGGGCCGAGACTTCCCGATATATGCCTCGGTTGAAGGCGGTCCCGGTGAAATCATCCGATCTACGGACCCCGTAGATTGGCACCCTCGCCCGGCCCAGGTGGCGCATGTCAAAAATGCCTATGGGCTCTTTGTCGTCGGGGAATCAATGGCGCCAGAGTTCGACCCGGGGGACATTGCTCTCGTTAACCCGATCCTGCCGGCCATGGCTGGCAAACCGTGCATTTTCTATGCAGAGCGGGACGGCGAGGCTCGGGCCACAATCAAGCGCTACCAGCGCGCCACTGCCGAAAAATGGCATGTCTACCAACATAACCCGCCACGGGGCGGTACGCATGAATTCACTTTATCTCGTAAGGAATGGTCCATTTGCCATAGAGTGCTTGGGAAATATTATCCTCAATAGGAGGCGGTATTGGGCTGGAAAAGGAAGGTTTTAATTGTTGGAATTATAGGCGGCTCGGTTTTTGCGTGGGGATCGTATGAAGCCTGGAAACAGCAAAACCTGGATACCAGCGCCAAGCAGCGCGGCTTCGAGAATCACGCCGATTATCAGCGCGCCCTCTCCTCTCAGGTCTTCGACCCCGATGTATGGAAGAAGCGGTTAGTCGACGAACGGGCCGTAGCAGAGGTGCAGCGTCAGGCCACCGCATCTGCGAAGGCCAAAGCGGACAAAGAGGCCGTGGCACGGAAGGCCGAAGAGGATGCCGCCAAAGCGGTCGAAGAAATCGAGTTTCAGATCGCTGTGCGGGCGGCGCGGGCCCTGAAACAAAGCATGAAAAACCCCGACAGTTTTAAGCTCGAAGAGACCATAAAAACGGACGCGGGGGCTCTCTGCTTCACCTACCGCGCGGCGAATTCATTCAACGCCTTAGTGCCAGGGAGGGCGGTCATCGCCGCCAAAAAGGCATACACCTCAGACAATGAGGGATTTTCCTCCTATTGGAACAAGCACTGCGGCGGGAAGCCTGGCCGAAGCATGAGCCACGTCGCTTACGCTCTGAAATATTATTGACCCTACTATTTTTGTAGTTGACTACTACCATTGTTGTGGTAGGTTCTCCCCATCGGTTCTTATCCAGATGGGGGCGACATGCACGATCGAGTTGCAGACTGGCACGGTGATAAGGCCGCAGCCGCCTACGCGCGCTGGTCGCGCACCGACGAAGAGAACGACCTTCGCGAATTCTGCCGTCACACGGCAATCGCTGACCGGCTCTGGCGCCGCGCTCCATTTCGGCGGGCTGCGTGATGTCAGCAGCAGACACAAATCTCAATTTAGCCGAGTGCATCAAGTCCACCTCAGACTTCGGCGTCACCCATATCCATAACGTTTGTAGCGGTGCCGTTGCACATATCGCTTGGGGGCATATCGAGTGGCTGACCTTGTTCGGCGTCAGCGCGCTCGCCTTGAGTTTCTTTTTGATGATGTCCAGCCTGGGCTTCCTGATTTGGAGCGATCGGTGATGTCAGCAGCACAGACCGAATACCGCGCGACGAAATCTTTGTGGGACATGACGCCCGCCGAGCGCGATGAGGTTGCCGCGTCCGGCGCCGCCGCGGTCAAGCAGGCGATGGCTGATAAGGTCGCTGAACTGCGGCGGCCGATCAGTTTCAAGGGATGCGGGCATTGGCAAAAAGTGGTGATGACGGTCGTCCAGCACGACGCTGGGCCGAACTCGATCACGGTATCGCATGACGGCAAGATCGAGGGGGCATGGCGACTTCCCCTCACCTACACGAAGTCGTCGAAGGCTGGGCAGCCGATCGTTCGCGTACTTCAAACCATCACCCCCTTCCAGCGGATGCCGCTGGAGCTTGGCTTCCTGCTGATCGAAGTGCCGGGCTGGATTGCCGGCGACCAGAAGCGCCCGCTGTGTCAGGCGCGCTCGCCGACTCTTTCGACCGACGTCGAATGGTCGGATTCCCAGCGCGAAGCGTGGGAGCGCCTGCGAACAGCGTTCTTCCGGCGACGCGACGCCGGCGAGAAGGCCTCGAAAAAATCTTACCGGCAGAGTCGTTACGACGCCGAGCGCGCAGCGCGCAACGCCGCTGGATATTTCACCGTAAGTGAACTTGCATCAGGAAGGTCGCGGCTATGAATCTCCATGTGGCCTTGGTGAACGAACTCGGATTCTCGCCGGCGGATTTCGTTGCGGCGAAGGAGCGCGAGAGCCTTATCCGCCGAATGGCGCATGACCTTGTCGCCGAAACCGGCCGAGGTCTTGATCTTTCCAGCGAGCCTGACGTCGCCTTGTTTCTGTTCGACGGGGCATCGGAGAAGTTTGGGTGGAAGGCGATCCGCGCGCATTCCGATGCGGCGGTCTGGCTTGCGCGCGAAACCATTGCTGCCGCAGCAGAAGGACTTCGATGATGGCAGAGATTGTCTTGGCGTTCGTCGTCGGCAGTGTTTTTGGCGCGCTCGTTATGGTCGCATGGGTTTTCGACGACCCGAAGGTGTCGGAGCGTGAGCCTACCGAGGGTGGAGTCTGGCCGCTATGAACGAACTCCGCCAGCGCAGCCCGCGCCATGAAGACAAGAAGCATCTCGCTTTCGTTCGGACGCGGCCATGCTGTCTTCCATTCTGCAAGCGCCAGGCGGAGCCCGCGCACATCCGGATGGCGTGCCTTGCGATCGGCAAGGAATACACCGGCAAAGCCGAGAAACCGGCCGACAAGTGGACGGTCCCGCTGTGTCCCTATCATCACCGGATCGGAATCGATTGCCAGCACAGCATGGCGGAAGAAGAATTCTGGCGCCTGAAGGGCATCAATCCATTCACCATCGCCGCTGAACTTTGGAAGGCGTCCGGCGGTGAAGAACGCGCCGCGACACCGAAGCCCGTCAAGCAGCCGCGGAAAATCAAGGCCCGCGCGCCGCGCGACAAGCGCAAGAAGATCCCGGCAGGCCGGCCGATGCAGTCGCGAAACTCGTTCGCCGACAACCGCCGTCTCCCTGCCCGCGTAAAGGAAATAGGAGCGAGCGCGTGACGACTATTTACTGGATCACCAAATTTGCTCTCACTAACGGCGTCATGTCTCTTAGCGGGTGCGATGAGCCAGAAAATGGCTATCTATCCAAGTCTGGGCCGTGGGATGGGGCGTGGGATGAACGTCGTCATTTTTATGGCCCATCAGAGTGGCACCTAACACGAGGCGCGGCTCTAGCGAAGGCGGAGGATATGCGCACAAAGCGCATCGCCTCACTCAAGAAGCAAATTGCGAAACTCGAAAAGCTGAGCTTCGCACCATGACCCAGGCAAAAGCAGATGGGGGGAGGACGGCGCATACGCCGGGGCCGTGGCAATTTTGCGCGGATCACCCGCAGAATGCCTGCGCCTATGTAAAAGATGCAGACGGCCTTGAGATCGCTACGGTCTATGGTGGCGGTTTTGATGATGGCGCGCCGCGAGCGCCAAACGGCATTTGGGGACCACAGCCATCGCGCGACAAGGTTGCCCGCCTGATTGCCGCCGCGCCCGATCCGTTGGAAGCGCTTCAAAATGCGAGCGGGCTACTCGATACGCCCCTCGGTCGCCGCCGACACGCAGACGATTCATTTTATGATGCGGTTGTGCAGTCTATCCGCGCAGCCCTCGCCACCGCCAAGATTGGCGGTGCGTCATGACCGATTACACACACCTCCTAGATCGGCTCACAAATGCGACGGGGGCGGATCGGGAATTGGACACGCTGATCTGGCTCACCGTTACGGACGGCTCATATCGCAAGAAATGGAATTACACGCACTCGGCAACAGGCCGAGTCTGCGAGATGGATGAGACGCGAGATAAATTCGGTCATCTCGTTCTTGTGCCGGCCTATTCGGAATCCATCGACGCCGCGATGAGCCTTGTGCCGGAGGGGATGGAGAAAGAGGTTTCGGACCTGTACGGGGTCGCTCGTGCCGCGGTTGGTCTCAACGTCGAGGGCGGTCCATTCTATGGAGAGCATAAGGGCTGCAGTTTGCCCATCGCCCTTTGCATCGCCGCAATCTCCGCCCTCAAGGCAAGGGCATCATGCGAGGCATCCTCATGAACCAGTCTGAGCGGGAAGAACTGATGGCGCTGGCGGGCCGTGCGGACGATTCAATTCTGTCCACCCCTGAGAGCGGAGAGCGGTGATGGCTATCCTTTTCTGTTCAAAATGCTCGGGCGAAGGCTCGCTCTACACATCCAAATATGGCGGCAACGACCCGGATGTTTGGCGAACAGGCGAATGCGAATCCTGCAACGGAAGCGGAGCACAGGTTTGCGAGGCGCGTGGCTGCGATGAGCCTGCTGTCGGCTTCAATGACGACGGCGAGGCGCTCTGCGAGGACTGCCTAATGGAATGGGCCATGAATTACTCGGAGGATGCGCACCCATGACCACCAGCACCGAGCGCCCGGATGAATCGGCCTATCGTGAATTGGAACGACTTGGCTTTAGTGTCGATGGTTGGATTTCTGGAACAAGGATTAAAACTGCCTCAATTGTTAGCGCGGTGCTTTCCACCAACGAAAGCCCCGCCCCACAAGCGAGAGTGCGTGAATTTGCGTGGGACGATAATCGAAATCGGAATTTTGAACCTGTCGAAACACTCGCGCAAAAGTTCTATGCCAAATTTCCCTATGACGGAGCCGGGGGAAAGCCCACATGGGTGAAGTATGGCAATTCCCTCAAGCAGGACGAGGCGCGGAGCGCAGCGCGGGAAGAACTTCGCCTTCATGGTTGCATGTGCCGAGGATGCGGCGAACCGATTGGCATCGACGAACAGACCGACAACGCATGCTGTGACAGGTGCCAATGGACTGAGGCCGCTCCACACCCCCCTGTGGAAGGGTTGAGAGAATGGTTCAATTCGTTTCGTGGTGACCACGGTAAGACCGAATGGGACCAACTGCTTTCGATCCTCGTATCCCCGTCCCTGACTGCGGGGCCGGTCGGTTATATCTCGCCAGAAACGCTCGCTGAACTGACAAACAACGCGAACGGCGTCGGCCCGGTCGTTGCGTCGGCAGCGTACTCAACCGTTATTCCGCTCTACGCCGCCCCCGCCACTCTCACAGAACAGCCGTCAGAAGCCCCACCATCAGCACCGGACGTGAGGGAGGCGCTAGAACCATTCGTGGCGGCTCTTGACGGATGTGTTGATGAAAGCGCGCGGGATGATGACCACATTTGGGAGTCGCCAGCGGCGATGAACATAACGGTTGGTAACCTAAGAGTCCTTAGAGCCATATACGAAACATTACAGCCGTCAGAATATCGAGAAGACCGAGCTATCGCCAGAGTAATGGCTAGCAAGACTGCCGCCCTATCCCAGCAGCCCGTAGCCGTCGCTGATCGGGGGGCGATCATCCGAGAGTGCGCCTCTATTGCAGTCGATCACACACCGAAGAAGTTTGAAGGCACATTAGCAGCACACGCAACTGGTCGCGCAATTGAGTGTGCCATTCTCGCTATCCTTTCCGCCCAGCCAGCGAAAGGGGAGCGGTGATGACCCCGGTAAAGCAATTGCTGCGGCATAAGCCACACGAAGGAATCTATGGTGACTGCCATCGTGCGGCACTCGCCTCTATCCTCGAAATGCCCATCGAGGACATACCTCATTTCGGCGACTTAAGCCTGTACTCAGAAGAAGAATGGGCCAGGGCTGAGCGGGATTGGCTGCTTGGCATTGGGTATATTCCAATTTCTCTGTTTTACGAAACAGACGATCTAGCAGGTGTGCTGTTCAGCACAGGGTATCTTAATCCAGATACTTACGGGATTTTGGGCGGCACAAGCCGCAACGGAGTCGGGCATTCTGTCGTGATCTGTAACGGTGCAATTGTTCACGATCCTTCGCAGGACGACTCCGGCATCATCGGGCCAATGAAAGACGGTCGCTTTTGGGTGACCTGGTTCGGCAACATCAAGGCCCTCGCTTCCAAGGAGTCACGTTAGATGACCGATCCCGCCGTGAGGCTGAGTGAGGCGCAGAAACAACTCGACGCCGATCTCACCGATGTGATGAAGCGCCTTTCGATCATCTCCAACAATGCGCGTGAGATCAGCGAAAGCCATCCAATTCGCTACGCCGCAAACCGCGCGTGGACGGAATTATACGAAAGCCCTTTGCGCGCGAAGAAAGCCACCGACGCAGGCCGTGCAGCACTTACCCAAGGACGGGGGACAAAGCCATGACGGAACGGATCGAGGTTTATATCGAAAAGCCAAACCTGGATGCGCAGGACATCCAATTCGACAAGTTGCCGGATGGCATCACCATCTGCTGGTCGTGCCGTGGAAATGGCAAGCGCAAGCAATGGTATTGCGATGCGCCTGCGATGACGGGGCGTTGCGACTGGTGCAGCTCCAGCGGATTCCGCTACAAAGATTCCGGCAAGGGTGTGCCTGCATCCGTCGTCAATCAGATTGCCGTCGCTCACGGTCTACAGGCCCGCCACTTTGACATGTATGGCAACGATTGGAGCCGCCCATGACAGACAGCGCGAGCCAGAGCTTGGTGGATCGCGGGTGGACGCCAGAACAATTCTGGGAATACCTGGAAGCGTTTGTCGGTGATTGGGAGACGAAGACCATCAGGACAATGATGGCTGATCACGGGCTATCGCTTGTCCCCGCCGCACGCATCACCGAACTGGAGGCGGAGCGGGACCGACTGCGGAAATACTGCTCAGCAGCCGCGCATGACTATGGAAGTTTGTTGACGACACTGGAGTCGTCTATCGGGCCGCCATTCCTTGAGTCCTTCAAAGAAACGCGGAACGAGCTGCGCGAATCCAGTGAGTTCATGAGGCTGGCCGCCGAGGGGCGCGAGAATGGCCTTCTATACGATGATGAATTAAGCGCAGCGAAGCAACGCGCCCTCGCCGCCGAACCCGAACTCTCAAGAGTAGAGGTAGAAACGATAGAGCGGTGTGCTGCTATCGCGCTCGACAATCGTCAGCACTCCAATCAGTTGAACTACCGTGACGACTCGAACGGCTATGCAGAAATGGCCTATGAGCAGGCTTGCAACGATGTAGCAGAATCTATCCGCTCTCTCCCCCCTTTAGCGAAGAGGGGTGAGCAGAAAGAGACCCACTGCACGAAGCCGGAATCGACACAGAACATTTAGGACACGTACCGCAACCACTTTTCGGAGATCAAGATGAGAGCAATGCGATGGGGTGACAACGACCGCTATATTGGTCCTTTTACTTTTGCATCAGGAAAGCCGTACCCGCATTGGGCGATTATGCTGGAATCCGCTGGGGATCGCGATTCATCAAACGACGATAAATGCTTTCTGCGAGTTAGTACGCCATGGTTTACATTCGCGTCGGTGTTGCCACATATCGTCAAGCCACATCGTGAGAAGCGATACCCAGACTGGGATGCTGAGACCGTCAAGCGGTTAGGCAGGAACTTCTATTGGGAAATTGACCAGCGCACCTATGGCGTCAGCTATAGCGCCGGATTTCTGCAAGTGAAGTACGGGCGGAACGGCGGGTCCATGATGGATAGCCGTATCGAACAAAGCTGGTGCAAGCACCTTCCGTGGACGCAATGGCGGCAAATCTCTCACATTCTGTATGGCGCAGACGGTGCCGCCAGCGAGAACATCGCAAGCCTGCCGTGGGAGCGCTATAGCCCCATCAAAGACGCGATATCGCGTGTAGGTTTCATGATTGAGGATTTCGACAATGAGCAGATTTCCGTCGAGACCTACATCGAGGAGCGCGTCTGGTCGCTTGGAACGGGCTGGTTCAAGTGGCTTGGAATTTTCGCACCAAAGAAGCGCCGACGCTCGCTGGATATGAGTTTCGCCAATGAAGTCGGTCCCGAAAAGGGATCGTGGAAGGGCGGCATGATGGGAACGAGCATTGAAATGTTTCCCGGCGAAACTCACGAGCAGACATTCCGTCGCTTCTGCGAGGAAGATCATCGGTCAAAATATCGCACGTACCGCGTGAAGTTTTTAGCGGTTGCGGATACGCGCCCACCAGCAGAACAGTCCCCGACCATACTGCAACCACTGACGGAGAATTGAAGATGGCAACCGGATACACTTACCCCGTCGCAAATGGCGAGATCACAGAGTTCAAGGATTTCGCTATGTCTTGTGCTCGCGCCTTCGGTGCACTGATCACAATGCGAGATGAACCACAGGACGCGCCGATTCCTGAAGAGTTCAAGCCGGGCGACTTCCACGAAAAACGGCTGGCAGATGCCAAAGATCGACTTGCGCGGCTGAACGTCATGACCATTGACGAGGCTGAAGCCAGCGCGACGGGCGCGTTCAATGAGGCCATGAAGTCCCACCAGGAATACGAGGCGAAGGAAGCAGAAGCCGAGCGCCGCCTGAACTCAATGATTAAGAAGGTAGAGGCATGGACGCCGCCAACAGCCAACCACACCGAGATGAAGAAGTTCATGATCGACCAACTCGTTATGTCGAGACGTGGAAGCTATCGCTCCCCTGAACCCGTGCGATTGTCTGGCAAGGATTGGCTCTCCACTGAGCTGGAGAAGGCTCAGCACAACGTTGGTTATCACGCCGCTGAGCACGCCAAGGAAGTCGAGCGGACGGCAAGCCGCGCGGAATGGGTCAAGCAACTGCGTAGATCACTCAGCGTTTGACCCCTCGTCTTCTCCGCAATCCATCAATGCACGCACCTTGTCCGCACCATCTAAACAAACACAGAGGGAAAGAGAATGAAGACTCCACCCTTCAACGTGAACACAGGAAGTGATTGAGGCAGGATCTAATGACGCGCGACGCCCCGAAATTCGATGAACTTCCGCTGTTCGCGCCAGACGACGCGATTGCGGACGCCTTTATGGGACCGGGGAAAACTACCGAATGGCGGCAGATCGCAGCTTTACTGGAGGGCCGCGGCCTGCCCAAGATAGACGCCTTGATGGGCGGCCGATATGTGCCGGCCGTGAGGGCGTTCTTCGACAAGGAATACGGCCTGATCGAAAAGGCCCCGAGACTGGCCCCGAGTGGCGTTGAGAACCTGGGTGCATGGAAGCAGGAGAAGCCAAAGGTAAGGCGGTTGCGCCAGGTCTGACGTACCGCGGCGATCGGCCGATGTGGCGCGCGACCAAAAGTGCGATTGCGGCCGGCTACCCGGTCAAGAACGTCAACCTATCCCTGTATGCCAATGACCACCCGTCGCTGATCCAGCGGTGCGAGAGGCTTCAGGCCGAAATGCGGGCGTGGCTTTCAGGCCGCCGTGGCCTTGCCAGCGAGTTTGACGGCACCATCAAAAGCCTGATCGAACTCTGGCAATCCGACCAAGACAGCGACTATCACAAGCTGAAGCCGTCATCTCTTAAGCCATACGAAGTCTATGCCCGGATGGTTATTCTCGAGATCGGCAATTTGCACATCGACGACTGCGACGGCCGGGATGTGAAACGCTGGTTTGCGTCATGGTCCGAACCGCCAAAGCCGGGTGTCCCGCGTCAGATCCCGAAAGCGCGGATGGCCATAGCGGTTATCCGATCTGCCCTCACCCACGGAATTCTATGCAGGAGGCCGGGGTGCAGGGCGTTTCTGGACATTCTAAGCACCATGGAATTCCCCACGCAGCCGTCGCGCGTGGCGGCGCCGACGGCCGATGACATCGTGAAGATGCGCGCCGGCGCTCATGATGCCGGGCACCCGGCCGCAGCGCTTGCCTACGCCATCCAGTTCGACGGCGCAGTCCGCCAGTGGGATGTGATCGGACAATGGATACCGATGAGCGACCCGAGGCCGTCGCTGGTCCACCAGCGCGGCATGAAATGGGTCGGCCCGATGTGGTCGCAGATCGACGGAAGCAACATCTTCAAGTTCAAGCCGACCAAGACCGAGGACACATCAGGAAAGGACGTCCAAGTCGATTTCAGCGTCTGCCCTATGGTCCTCGAGGAACTTTCTCACATCCCGCCGGAGGACCGTAAGGGCCCGCTGATCGTCAACCCAAACACCGGCCTTCCGTATCGGCACGACTATTTTCAGAAGCTCTGGACCGCCATCAGGACCGCCAAAGAGGTGTCATCGGCAATCTGGAATCGTGACCTTCGCGCTGGCGGCATCAGCGAAGGCCGGGAGGCCGATGTTTCCACCGACGACCTCGCGAAACTGGCCGGCCACGCCGACAAGCGCACCACCGCCAAGGTCTATGACCGAGCCGCGCTCGAGGCTGCCCGCCGCGTCGGCGCCGCCCGCACCGCCCATCGCAACAAGCCGAAAACATAACCCGCGCACACCTGACGCACACGCCGCACGGGCTTCAACGATTCCAAGTGTTAAGGAAGTGTTTTCCTTAACGGCTTATTAACGCCAAGCCGTTGATTTCAAATGAATAGGTGCGCTTGTGCGAATTTCGGTGCGCCGTCTTGTTCTCCCTCCGTTCCAGCCTCTATACTGGTGGCCATGCCAGCCTCCCCGCTCTCCAAAATCCTGAATGAACGACGCATCGGATTTGTTGCGGAGCATGGGTCGAAGCTCCGGCCGGTGAAGCGATGACGAAGAAAATGGACCGGGTCGCGGCCAAGGGCTGGGCCGAGGAGCGCGATCGAAAACGCCATGAGGAAGCCGAGGCCGCGCGGCTTAAGGACGATCTGGACGCCCTACGGCGGCTCCGGGTTCACCTTCTCAGCAACCGACGCGGCGGCGCCACACAAGCTCTGATCGAGGCCGTAGACGATTACGCGGGCTTCCTGACGGGAGATCGCAAGGCGTTGTGGTCCGGGGATTCCCGAAGCATCCAGCCGTTCAAGGCGCCGTAGTCCTGAAACGAAAAAGGCCGCGGCCCATTTAAGGACCGCGGCCAAGTTTAGGGAGGCGTTGTCCAGAGACAACAGACCGTGTGAACGGCCACCCCTCTCGGGGTTCAGGACGGCCCGAAGGCCGAATAGGAAAGCAGCGCAGCGGCGAACAGCGCCACGACGATGAAGCCGCGGGGGTTGATCATTGCGCGCTCCGGAATCGCGGATCGAGCGCGTGCTGCCAAAGCAGATCTAGCGCCCCGATAATTGACCACGCCGGCCATGCCAACGCGGCACCTATTCTACCTATGGCTGGACCGCCCAAAGACCTGGAAATAACTGGATACGCCGTTGCGGCGACGGCGAGATATATTGCGGTGGCGACGAAAAAGCGCCGCCTCACCCCGCCACCCGATACCGAGCGCGTCGGTTTGTGTACTCGACCTCGCGCCAGCCTCGCCCCCGCGAGGATGGATTCCAGACGAAGACCCGCCCGCCCTCGACCCGAGAGACAATAGCGACGTGCCCGCCTCCCCGCCTGTCCGTGACCGCTACGGCGCCCGGCGTCGGACTGGAGGCGCGGCCCCAATGATCGAACGAATGCGCCAGCGCCGATCCGGTGCCCCGGATACCTCGCTCAGCCAGCGCTGCATTGACGTTGATCGCGCAGATCAAGCGGCCGCTGATGTAGCGGGCGGGCTTGGATAGGCCATTCAGCCAACTCCGCGCCGTCTCCGGGGGATACATCGGAGAGCCGAACTCGACGTTACGGAAGCGGTCGGCGCGGGCGATGCGTCGGGCGACATGCCCGGGTCTGACCCGGGCATCCGTTGAAGCGCACGGCCAGTCGATATTGCACCGGGGATGCAGCCCATTTGCGTCCACCGGAGTGGCGACCAAGAGAGCGAAGGCAAGAATGAAGCCCGAGGTCACGGCATAGCCGAGCCCCGCGAGAAACACGCGGATCATGGATAGTCCTTTCGGTGATGGAACTGGAACTGAGGCGGCGACTTGGTTCAGCGCCGTCTATCAATTTCGTGACGGCTGAGGCCCGGCCGGCTAGATGCCCCCTAAGCCTGTCGGCCGGGCCGACTAGCCGTATTCTTTCTCGATTCCGCGCGGTCCGCGGATAAAGCCATCGCCGTGGCGAAGGTCTCGGACATCGCGCTCAACATTGGTGAGGCGCGTGTCGGTGTTATCCAGCCGGGTTTCAGCCACGGCCATCTTGGTCAGAATATCGCCCATTTTTTTGATCTCGATCTGGATCGAGGCCACGTCGCGCTGAAGCACGGAGACCGTGTTTCTCATCGTGATCAATACGAGTAGCCCGCCGCCAGCAATGGCAAGAACCTGGATGATGCTTCCTACCGAGATGGTCCAGTCTATGTTCATTCCAGCATTCCAATCCTAGCCCGCAGGCTTGCAGAGTTTTTTCCAAACGCGGTTATGCTTGTCGGCTTGCTCTTTCGTTGCCCGCGTATCCGACGAGCTCCAATAGATCGGCTTGGCGATTTGGCAGAACGTATCGACGGGAACGGGTTGCTGCTGAAGCTGACAGACCATCACGAGGATTCCGAAGCACAGCATCAGATGTCCTTTCGCTGAAATTCTGGATCGAACGCTGTGTCGTCGGGCTTGCTTGCGTGATCCTTCGCCGCCTCGGCTTCAACTTCGTTCGCGATGCCGACTTTGCGAGCGAATTCGGTCAAAGATTCCGCTACAGCCTCATCCCTGCCCAGCCCGCGCTGCACCTTGGCATCAGCGCTAGACTTGAACTGCTGGATAAGCTGGAGGATCAGCGGCAGCGATTTAATCGCCGCCGCCAATAGTGCCGTCCAACTCACAGGCCGGGGCCGGTCGAAACAGCGCCAGTCGCCGCCGACACGGTCGGCACGTCAGCGCGGGCCGCCACCGCGTCAGGAACGGCAGTGGTGCCAGACTTGACGAACAGGCCCCAGAGGACAGCGCCGATCGTTCCGATTGCGCCGACGACTGCGGTAACCTGATCTGCTGTGACCCAGCCCTTGCCGGTCGCGAAGCTGCCGACCGCGATCAGGATGTAGCGCGCGATCTGCCAAACGGTGTCCCATTTCATGTAACGTCTCCATTGATGTGAGGATTTGCGCGGGAGGCCGCCCGCGCGCGGTGTGGTTACGCTGCCAGCCCAATAGCGGCGGTCAGGTCGGCGTAGAATTGCTTGGCGATGGCTGCGATTTCGTCTTTGCGATCGACGCCGTTGATAATGCGGCGCGCGCCCAGCCAATCGGTCTTGCTGGCCGTGAAATAGTCTTTGAGCTTCTTGCCCGTGAACTCACCGTTGATCATGCCTTCGAACATGATGAAGGCAGCGACGTCCGGGCGCATGGCAAGATCGGCGTCCGCTATGATGTCCACGCCGAACAGCTTTTTGACCCGCGCCTGAAACTTCTGATAGTTCGCTTTCCATGTGAGCTGCACGTAGCCCCGCCCGTACCAAGGCCAGTACTTCTTGCCCTTGAGATACTTCAGCGAGCCGCCCTCTTTGATGGGCTGCATAGTGTGGTCGGTTTCCCATTTCGTGGTGCCGAGCATGTAGGCCAGCCAGCGTAGGTCGGTCAGGCCGCGCCGCTCCCACTCGTCGAGAATGGCGGACGTACCCGCCACCTGCCCCGCCGTCAGCTTGCCGGGGAACGGCCCCTGGCGGATGCCGGCGAAGAACACCTTGCGGTCGATCATTTCGGATTCTCCATAGGAAAGCGGCCCGTAAGGGCGGGCTGGTTGGGCGTTGTTTTGTGGGCTCGGAGAGATTAAGTTCCCGCCGACTATCGGGCGGCGAGAATGCCAAAGGCATTGCCTGCGCGGGCGTCGCAGTATGTACGAAGGCAAAACATGACCAACATCGAACTGTTAGCTGGACATCTCTCCTCCATGTTCAGGGACCGATCAGGCGTCGCCCCCGATTTCGAGAACGAGGCCCGACGGATTCTCAGACTGCTCAATGTCCCAGTTAGCGAAGACGCCACTTCTAATGAGACCAGCGCCTCATCAGGGGCCGCGAAGACAGCACGCATGCCCTGAACCCGCCGTGTGGTGGTGGTTGTGGGTTGATTTGTTTACTCGCGCCCGTAGAATTGGCGTTTTCAGCCTATAGTGGTTCAGGAAATGCAAGAGGCGATCAGCGCCCCAACACCGCAGATCGACCATCGCCACCCGTGCTTCGGCGCTTTCGGTCGAAAGTATTACCCAGCGTATTTCGGCGAAGACCGCAGAGACATTAGTTTCGTTTCTGGTCGCGTTCGTTTTGACGCAACGCTTGGCAGCAACCTTCTCGATTTCTATGGCTTCCCAGCTCAAGTCACTTCACCCGCCGATTGCTCGGAAAAGGAGATGGAAAGAGCTTTTGACACACTTGATAAGCTCTCTATCTCGGCTGCAAAGATTTCCGATCCACTATCGCTCGGCAAAACCTCCCAACTGGGGGCAGCATGCCTTCGGCGCGGCTTTCTGCCAAAGGTTCGGCTAGAAGCGCAATGCGATTTGTTGCTCAGCCCCGATGAAATTCATCGGCATCTGCGCAAGAGCTTTCGCTCTCTTATTAATTGGGGACGAAGAAACATCGATCTCTCTTTCGTCAACATCGAAAATAAAGACCGGTCCGCTTGTGATGAATTTCAAGAGTTTCACAAAAAGGTCGCGGGTCGAGTTACACGATCCCAGGAAACGTGGGATATCATGTTTGAATCGTGCTTCGAAGGTCGCGGTGAACTTGTCCTTGGACGATTGAAAACCGGCGAACTCGTTGCGGGCTCCCTAATCGTAGATGGGACCGAAATATCCCACTACGCCACTGGCGTCTATGATCGAGAGCGGTTTGATAAGCCGATGGGGCACTTGAACATTTACGAGTCAATCCTCCGTAGCAGACAGCGCGGAATGAAGACTTTCGACCTTGGTGTGGTCCCGCTGGAAGATGCTACACCGAAAGAGATCGATATTGGATATTTCAAGCGCGGATTTGCCACCCATCTCGCAACGCAGACTGTGTGGACCAAGATAGATTTAAAACGTGATGCTGCCGCTTGACGTGAAGGTGTAAATCCGATTGCCGCCGGAGATTGTGACCGTCGGGGATCCGGTAGTGGATGATGCCGCCACATAGTTCGATGGATACGAAATAATCACAACACCGTCGCACCCGGCGCCGCCCGTATTGCCCGAGTTTGATCCGCCGCCACCGCCACCTGAGCCAGAGTTGGCCTGAGTACAGTTGCCGCCGGCCGCGCCTACACCGCCACCAGTACCGCCGCCGCCAGAACCACCCGAACTTGTCGTAGCACCAGTACCGCCGCCACCGCCGCCACCGCCACCATAAGTCACAGCCGAGCCAGAGATCGAGGAAGAGAAGCCGGCGCCGCCAGCGCCTCCGCTTGTACCTGGCGCGTTCGAACCTGCGCCGCCCGCGCCGCCACCGCCACCACCGGCACCACCGGCGTTATAGATGCCGCCAGCAAAGATGTGAGCCGTTCCGCCAGACCCCGCGGTCCCGGATATGCCGGTGCCGAGATTGTAAGTGCTGCCGCCCCCAGAGCCACCGGTCAGGCCGGCGCCGCCGCCGGTGTATCGTGTCCCGCCGCCACCACCGCCGGGTGCTGTGACAGTTGAGCCAAGCGCCGCGATCGATGTGCCTCCATTCAGTCCGCGTGTGCCGATCGCTGTTACACCAGCGCTCGTCCCGACCGTGATGGTGTATGCAACGCCAGGCGCGACTGAAATTGAGCTCGCTGTTTCGACATCGCCACCCGCACCACCACCGGCACCGAAGTCATTTCCAGCCGGCCCGCCGCCGCCGGAGCCACCAGCACCTACGACGAGAACGCTGACTGTCGAAGGAGATGCAACAAACCCGTTATTGATGCTCTGCGTCGAGATCAGGCGATCTGAAAGAAGGCCCACGCGGGCGTCGGCCTGCGGCCATCCCCACGCGACCAACGCAAGTGCGGCCAACCCAGCAAGAATGCGCGATGCTGGCTTAAATCCCTTGATCATGTTCTGCGCTCCGATCAGGAAAGTTCAGAGCCGAAGATGCTGAATGAGATCGACGCCGAACTGGCGTAGACCGTCACAACATCAGTTGCGGCAAGAGTCAGTCCCAGCGTCAGGACGATCGTATTATTGGCGGGTATCGCCGTATCGTAGGCGATGTAATGCAGCGCCGCGAGTGTTGCGCCAGCAGGCCGAATGGCGATCCGGAATGACCCCGCGCTTGCCGCCTGGTTCGCCACCGTGATGGTGGAAACGACAGTCGAAGTCGACGCCGGAACCGTGTAGAGCGTTGTCGCCGTGGTTGCGGACGGATTGAGTTGTCCGAGAACCTTCAGCACTTCAGCGCTGTTTGCCGAGAGCGGCGCAATGAGCAGGCCCAGTGCAAGAATTGACGCCTTGATGAATCCGAAAATCTTCATGTTCATTCTCACATTCCGCCCATCATGAAGTGACGGGCATAGGTTGTTTTGACGGTTCCGGTTGTGGTGATGGTCGAGCACTGCGCGCCCTCGGCGCACGCAACAGAAGTGACGCCTCCGCCTCCGCCTCCGCCCGCTCCGGGGGAGACCAGCGGCCGCCAACGTGATGACGTGCCGTCATAGCGAAGGGCGTATGACGCCTGCGTTGCGATCGTGGCATCACCGCCAAGAGCAAGACGATTGGTCGCCGTCGATCCGGCCGCCTGATCTTTCAGAACGATCGGGTTTGATCCCACGTTCATGATGACGAGCTGACATCCTGAAACGCCGCCGGCAAGGCCGGTGACGTCCCGTGACGCATCCGATGTCAGGCGCAAGGTTTCAGCCGTCGAGCAGATGACGGAGCTTGGATTGTAGTCGTTCTGAGTGGCGGTGATCTGCGTTGGGCTGGAGATGCCGGTGAACTTCGCCGCCCCCTGAATATCCGCTAATCCGGTGATTGCTGGCGCCGAGATCGTCTTGTTCGTGAGTGTGACCGCCGCCGCATTCTTGGTCGTGTCTGACGTGTTGTCGACGTTTCCAAGCCCGACGTCGCCTTTGACGATTCCGGTCGGGGTCGTGATGTTTGGCGAGGTGCCAAAGACTAGCGCGCCAGAGCCGGTCTCTCCAGTTACTGCCGCTGCCAGGTTTGCGGTCGACGGCGTTGCAAGAAACGTGGCAACACCGGTCCCTAATCCGCTAATTCCCGTCGAGACAGGAAGACCTGTCGCGTTTGTCAGCGTGGCTGATGATGGGGTGCCGAGCGCAGGCGTGACCAGAGTTGGTGATGTGGCGAAAACTACGGACCCTGAACCTGTCTCATCCGTCATGGCGGCGGCAAGGTTGGCGCTGGATGGTGTCGCCAAGTATGTGGCGACACCCGTCCCGAGGCCGCTGACACCCGTTGAGATCGGGAGGCCTGTGGCATTCGTAAGCGTGCCGGACGACGGCGTTCCGAGCGCTGGAGTAACGAGCGTGGGTGATGTTGCGAAAACAAGAGCCCCCGAGCCCGTCTCATCCGTGACTGCAGATGCAATGTTCGCGCTTGAAGGCGTCGCGAGAGCTGTTGCCACGCCCGTGCCAA